TGTTATGCTCGCACGGGCCAGATGCCGCCATCACTCCGTCAACCAAGATGGTTTCGCCAAATTCTGTGCAACAACCATCGGAGCATTGATCGTAATAAGGCTTTATGGTGATTGTGATATTTTTCATGCGTATTCTATGCGCGTGGATTTTGGTGTTATCATTTATCTATCTTGTGAGAGATGATTATTACGATTATGCAAAATATTAATGTCGTAAATAATCCCCAGTAGTATCCAAAATAATAAGCAAATTGTTCTTGTGGACTCATTTCTTCTTCCTCCCACGTGGCTTTGGCTCTGGCTTCGCGGCTTGCATAGCCCAATAAAGTTCAACTTGCTTCCGGAAGACAAACCACTCCTTTGACAAGTCATCGCGCCAGATAACCTCAAAGTCTCCTTCCTCTTCCTTGCCGATTCGGACGATTGCGTGGTTGGTGATCCTGTGGTCTTCAGCATCAATCTCGCCTTCCCATCCATTGCAATTCCATAGCTGTGCGTATCCAGCGCATTGTCTCCAATAGCTCTCGCTGATTTTCTTACTAGTCTTGAAGTCAATTAACACATGATCTCCATTCGGTTTCTTGGCGATCAAGTCAATGGTTCCTCCGTACTTGTGAGCCTCGTTTACAAGCTGAATCTCCGTGGCGACTTTTTCAAGGTTCTGGCCATCCCACCAATCTACAAATTTGTTGTAGCACAAAAGAGCCTTGTCAATGTCCTCCTGTCCATAGTCGGATAGATCGGCCACTTGATTATTCAAGAAGCACTCGATAAGGAAATGGGCTATCGTGCCAATGTCTGCGGCCTTGTCGCGTTCCTTGCGGTAGTCCTTGCCTTCAGTTCCTAGTTTCCATGCCCAATGAAGCAATGCGCTTGCATCGTCTCCAATCTTGCAGATGGTTGAACCTCCGGGGACTTTCGTGCCATCGGATAGGTGGTAGGTTTGGTGTGGAGCGTTGCGCTCTAGTTTTACTGTTTGCATTTTTGTGTTTTTGTAAAGTCTCTATATGCGGCGATGTTTTCTTTCACCTTGTTCGTCCAATAGTCAACAGCCTCCTTGTTGGTTCTGCGCGACCTTTTTCTCCAATGTGACCTAATGGATCTTTTTAATCCTGCTTGGCAGAGGATATATGTTTTCGTTTGGATGTTTACTTTGTTCATATAGTTTATGCGATTAAAAGCATTTGAGTATCAACCAATGCGCTTGCATCATATCTTTTTGTTTCTCCCTTTGGGTAAGGTTGCATTTGATAATTTAATTGTTTTTTCATTTTTCTTTTTTGTTTATTGCTTCCAATAAAATAAATGTAGCGATGTTTTTGCGATCTCTCTTCCCTGTATAGCAAGTCCCCATATTTCTCTCTCATCTTTTGTGATCGGTTTTCTTGCCCTCTAAACTCATCTCCTATTGAGCAATGATGAAGATCGCCCTTTCCTTTTACTTTCCAATCATACATCTTTGATGTGATGCCAGTATAAATAAAATTGGTTGCTTGGTACACATAGCCTATATGTCCATGACCTGTATCAGCATAGCTCACAATAATTTTAGGTCGAGGCAAAAGATTCATGGAATTTGAAATCAATCTCCCTGCTATATTTTTATCGTTTTTGCAACACAATCTATTTAGCTCAAGCACACAAGATTCCCATTCTTCACCGCACACTCCAGTTCTTAAAGTTGAACTTAAAGGAACCCCGTATGTCACAACCCCTATAAGGCAATTGCCGTCATATGCTCCAAATGCATAAGATATAGGTGGCATTCGCTTTGCGTAATGTTTTTTCAAAAGCCAAGGCTCCGCATCACGAAAAGTAATTTGATGAACGGCCCATTTCATCATTCGTGTTCTTGAACGTCCTCGTAATCAACAGAGCGTCCACATTCGCATTCCCCCGGCTCACAATAGCCCCCCTCTGCTGGCTCTGCATCTTCCATTCGACCGCTCATGTTCTTAGGCTCCTCGTAGGGATATACTTTCACTTCAAACGACTCCTCGCATTCGGGGCAGTCATAATCGACTTTGTATGGTTTCATTGTTTTTTTGTTGTTGCGAGGATGGTGATTCCTCTTGTTCGCCCCTAGCTATACGAGGCGGTGATTTCGTGGTCAAATCTTTTTTTGAGAAATCTTCATGCCCCTTCTAAGGGCTTCTGCGATGAACTCTGCATCTGAAAAGTCTTCTATTCTCTTTACAGTTCTGTTTTGAACTTGTTCAAGTGCAGTTGCCCATCGCACATTACTAGGCTCGTAATCTCCCTTGGGGTTGATTCTGTCCAATGAATGCAACTTTGATGGCCTTCTTCCAACATCTTCAAGGAAATTCATAAACTTTCCTCGTCCCTTCCACCTTTCGCAAACCCTTATTCCATTGGAATAATAATGGATATAGTTGTGCCCACTTGCATTTGGAGAACAACGGTTATTCATCCCTCCCCAAATTTGATATTCTGGATATTTCTTCCAGTTCTTTTCTTTCATCAAGCAACCACAACTTTTCTTTGTTGATCGTGACAATGCGTGTGATGCCGCTTCACATATATTGCCGCAAGAACACCTGCATTCCCATACAATAGATGTTCCACTTCGCTTATCAAGTGCCCTTATTGCCGTTAGCCTATTAAATGTTTTTCCAGTTAAATCCTTGTTGCTTGTTTTACGAGTCATAGTTGGAGTATAGCTGGCTTTGTTCGCACAGCAAGTCCCAATCACCACCATTTTCTCCATCTTTATTATTTGCTCCAAGCATTCCATTTTGAGAAATAAACACTTGACACAAAAGCGCAAGTGCATCTGCCCTATCGGGAGAGTTTCCTTTCGTTCTTTTCTTCAAGTCACGCTTGCTCTCAAGTAATGTTTTTTCATTTTTTAATGAGTATATCCTGCCGCAAAGCTCTCTTGCCGTTTGGTCATCAAGACCCCTAATGCTTTCAGACATTATCAATGTCTTGATCTGCCCCCACAATTGGCTTACGCGATTTGCATATACAGCCTTCCCTTGTCTATTGTCCTCAACGCTAATTGGATCTTCTGTGGCAGAACCTCCAAAACTCACGCGATGGAATCCAACCTTCCACCTTTGACTTATGATGTCGGCTATGCCAGCACCAGCACCCGTGGAATCCAAGGCAAAGTTCTCTGGTTTAACTCCACGCTTGTTTAGCTCTTCAATAGTTTGATCTGCCACTTGGTAAAATAGGGGGATTGATTGATCCTCCATTAGATTTAGGCGAATGGTTTCGGTCAGTAGCATTATTAAATTTCCATTAACATCCCTTCCAACTTTTGCGAATCGCAGTATGGCATCATCACCATCTGACGTAAATGCAGGGTCTAGTGCGGCTATTGTTTCAAGCCCACCTCCTTGCCAAACAATGCTCTCCCTTGCCTTTCCTGCTTCAATCAATGAGGAGTCAATAATTGTATTTCTTGCTCCAGCCGACGACCAAGTTCCCCGACAATACATGGCCCACTCCATTGATCCTCTACCAAAGTTCTTTTCAATGGTGTCAATGTTTTCTTGACCGAATAAATACGGGTAAAGCGTTTTTCCTGCCTTTACATTTGGCGACCGTAATCCATCAAATCTAATGCATACGCCTGTCTTTGTTTCCCAAAACTCATCATCATCTCTTAATGAGTTCCACCCCATTTTAGGTTCGCAGAATAGGCCGTGAGGATCAAAATGCGAAGAGGCATTTGCCAGTGCAACGAAATGATAAAAATCAGTTCCAACAGCTAGGTTGGCCCTCGCTGAAAATATTGCCGGGTTACTGGCGGCGGCTTCATCCACGCAAATAATCATCCGTGGCAAGTGAACACCCTGCAATTTTCCAACTGCTTGTTCAATAGCTCCAGAGTCAACAGCCAATGCAATGATTGCGCTTCTGTCATCCCCTTTTTCAAATTGGATCTTTGTTTGAGAATCAACAACATTAAGTCCAAACAAAGGCACAACTGGCCTTGCAAACTTCATCATCTCTGCCCAAATGCGACCACGCAAGGATGGAACAGTTGTTGAAGTGAGAGCCACACGGGTTCCCATTGGCTTTGCCAAATACTCCACCAGCGACAATAGCGTGAATGTGAATGTCTTCCCTGCCGCCGCACATCCCGTGACTCCGATCTCGTTGTGATTAGTCCAAGCCCATAGAGCTAGTTCGTTCCAATCGTTCCACCTAGTCATGACATCGGGCCAGAGCATACCAATGCAATGCTTGATATGCTGTCCACGACTCAAGCCAGAGAATCGGCTTGGGTCATGGTTAGCCACCATCAGCAACTCAATCTCTAGTTGAGTTACCTTCGGGAACTTGCTGACATCCAGCCCGTAGGTCTGGAGCTTCATGGATTAAAGCCCCTTCAGTTGATTCCTGATCGAATCAAGCGCAGACTTCGGCTTGCTGGAAGACTCCTCATCAGAAGAGGATCGGTTAATCCTTGGCTGGACACTAGCCGCTTGCTTGGCACGGGTCTTGTATTTGGCAAGCTCTGCCTCAACCTGCGATAGCTTGTCAACCGCATCCTTCGCAATGACTGCAAGGAACGGGGCAATAGCCATGTCGTTCTTGCTGGCAGTCCCAAGGAAGATATTCTTTGCGGCGGCAAACCTTTCCTCAACCATCTTGTTCGCTTCATCGTCATCCCCCTTGCGGAAGAAATCAGACTGATTGGAAAGATGATTAGCAACGCGATCAAAATTCTTTGTCAGCTTCTCATTAAAGGAATTCCTTTCATTCTCCTCCTCTTGAATCAAGGCTTGGTTGGTGGAACGATAGTTTTCAATAGCAGACTCAAGCGATCCACGCTTGCTGTCGGCCTCGTTAATCAGGTTGAGGAATTGAGCGGAAGCGGCTCCACCTCCGAATGCTTCATCAATGAACTCAATACGCTCCTTGCCCTTCAACGACAATGCCCTATCTGCGATCTTGGCATCATCTGCCATCTCCTGCGCATAGGCTACAGCATTCTGAATGGCTTGCTCATAGGGAGCTTGGAACTTGTCGCGGAACTTGGGAGACTTCTCAAATGCAGTCTTCTCAAGAGTGGCTTCCATCTCCTCCAGCTTGCGCTGATATTCTGCAAGCTTCTCCTCCTTGCCTTTGGACTCTAGCTCATAAGCCTCTGCCTTCTTGCGAAGCTCTGCGATATTGTCCTCCTTGGACTTCTTCTTTGGCTTCTCATCCAAGATAGGATCTTCATCTTTGGACAAGTCAAGGTCATCAATCGAAAGGTCAGCAAGACTCTTCTTCTCGACCTTCTTCTCCTGCTTTGGCTCCTCAATTTCCCTTTCGCCACCCTCAAGGTGCTTTAGGAATTCCGATGAAGTCATCTCCTGCACCTCTTCAATGCCCTGTGGAGTTTTCTCGACTTGCGAGTAATCCACCTTGGGAATCTCTGGTGCTTTGAATCTCTTGCTAATGTTATCCTGCCAAGAATCAACTGGTGCTTCTGGCGTGGTTGCTACGATGGGGTCTGCTGGTTGTGTGTTGGTTTCGCTCATATTGGGTTAAATTAAAATTCGCCTTGGTAGGTTGGTGTAATTGGTGCTAGGTCATCGTCGGATTGAACCAGAGCCAAGTTAGCAAGATCGCTCCAAGCAGAAGCCCTACCGCAATCCCAACCAAAAAGGACATGGGAGTTGTTTGCAGATTGTAGAAGTGAGGGGCCACTTCCGATTGTCTTTGCCATTGTTTGACTTTCCAGAAGGGCAAGTGCCTCTTGCATGATCGGCTGGTTAAGTAGTTCAGCAAGTGCCGTGGCATTCTTGGGGTCTTTTCTCCACTCATTGTATGTCATTTCATTAGTTCAGTTAGGGATTAATAATTACTCGCTTTCTTCCTCCATGTCGATAGCCTGTGCATCTCGTATGGTTTGAATCAATAGCTTGTGAGCTAGGGCAAGTTCGGAATCCTTTCCATGAAAGGTTCTGTGATACATATACCTGTCATAGATCAGAGCCACAATTTGCTCCGTTGCCTCTAGCTTTCCTTGATCGAATGGGTTCATTTTGATATGCGTTGGATTTCTCTCTGCAAATACCAAACTGCTTTGGTTAGGTCTTCAACTTCGGTAGCTTTGTTTTTATATCCAGCCCGTGAGATATACTTTACGGCATTGCCGCGATTAAAGTTCATGCACTCGGTGATGGTGATTATCTCAACAGGATAAATATCCTTGTAGTGGCTTGGGTTGATGGGGTCATTAGCCCCATCATTCGTGGTGGTCATTGGTTTTTATTTTGGTGTTTATTCAAATGAGGGAGGGACATCTGGTGTTTCGCCTTCTTCTGCAAATACCGATTTCCCTAATTTGAGTCTCATTTTGGCGTGTTCTACTGCTTTGTCAACAATAGATTTATATAGATTTTTATCTGCCTCTATCAATTTATCTTCTGGTGTGTTCAAAAGAAAATCAATTTCATGTTTTGCAAGGTTGGGAACCATCATTGGAATATCAATTTCCTTTCCACCCAGCCCAACGCCCACAGAAATCTCTGTAGATACACCTCCGTCTGGTCGCTTTAATGGCCCAAGAAATCCAAGTCCCTTAATCGTCCCATCTGGACGAATATCTTTAGCGTTTGGCTTCCAATCTGAAAACTCAATGGGCCTCAATTGTTGCCTAACCATTTCCAATGCGCCTTTCGGCTTTTCTTTTTTGTATTCCATATCAAGGTGCTATGCTTGAGTATTTAGAGGCCAGCTTAACCTTATCTATCATTAGCTTTTGAGCAACTTGCTTGTCCTTTAGGGCAAGCTGGTGTTGCATCTTTTGCTGTTTCAGCATTGCGTCATTCTGGAACTTGGCTTGATCCAACTCGATCTTGTTCATAGCCACCATCATTTGAGGAGTTTGTTGAGGTTGCTGTTGCTGTTCCATCATCGCCTCCTGCTCGCGCTCCTGCAAGTCCTGCGCCATGCTGTTGATCTGATCGGTAATCTTCATAAGCTCACCAACCTGCTCGTTCATGTTGTCAAACTGCTCCTTGCGGGTAGGATCATTCTCCATATTCTGAAGGTGAACCAGCATATGCGGCAATGCGGCAGACATGATCTGTGCCGCTTGGCGAGGATCGACTTGTTGATCTTGAACGCCTTGAACAATCTGACCAGCAAATTGCAGGTGGACGTTAAGGTGGACAAAGTGGTTTTGGTCAGGATCAACGATGACTTGACCTCCGCTCTGGAACGCATTGTTCTCAAGCGAGGCAATAGACATATCGTTTCCATCTGGCTTAGTCTCTTCGGGGATACCAAAGGTATCAACGCCAGTCTGTCCAGCGATAGCCGCAATGTTGGCGTTAATAACACGCTTGCGGTTCGACTCTGGAAGCTGGGGAAGGTATTGCCCAATAAGCTCCATAGCTTGCATACGGGCGGCAGACGATCCCTGCCCAATGCTACGGGTCGCCTTGACTGAATCAATGTCAATCATTGCGGCGGCTGGCACTCCACGCTTAATGCAAGCCTCTTGGAAGGCAATGGCCTCTGGCCCTCCATGATCTTCCTCTAGGATGTTCGGATTAGCCAAGCGGCGATAAACCTCTTTGTAGTGAAGGTCAAGTGACTGAAGGTAGATTTCTGCGCGGGTATTAGTTAGGCGGCTCTTTTCGCCAATCTCAATCTCAACTTCCTTATTGCTCTTCTTCCTGCCTCCACCAGAGACAGAAGGCATATACGATCCTGTCTGATCGGATTCCTGCCCTTGGAACATTTGAGCAACTGCCATTGCCGCTTGCAGATTGGCAGTCGTGTTGACCTGCACTAGATTGAGTCCGGGGGGAAGAAGGCGATAAGGCCCAATCTGGATTGTCTTCAATCCTTCTGCATCCTTCGCAGAGTTAGGCTGGAACATCGTAGCACCAGAAAGAATTGCGCCCTCAACCGTTTGGTTGTTAAGGCGATTCATTGCCTCTGCCCAAGGATATAGAGCCTGTCCTAGCCCACGAACGCCATGATAGTATCCATTGCCAACGCCATTAAGGAACACCGTAAAGGCATTAGAGAACTTCTTGTAACGGCTAGGAACTTCACAAAGGAATTCCGTGCCATTCAAACGATCAAAGATGTAGTGGGAAATGCGCCCGTCATACTCGCGAACAAACATATGCGCCACCTTGATAACCTTGGACTTTGCATAGCTGTAGTAAAGAGCGTTGTTTTTTAGCTCCCTCTGATACCACTCCCAAGGTCGGCGTTGATCCTGCTCATCAACCTTGGCATCCATAATGGCTTGCTGGCATTCATCAACATTCCAGCCTCCACGCTCTGCCGCTTCGGAATCTTCGATATAGCGATAAAGCTCCTCGCAATACATCTCATCCAATACATAACAGAACTCCCAAGAGTCTTGATCCACGCCAGCCCCCTTGGGAACAACCAATGCCCAAGGCTCAATAGCCTTTGCACGGAAGTCAGTACCATCTGCCCAATAAAGACATCCCTGCCCGTGGATGGTAAGCTGTTTGACTGCAACCTGATGTTGCGTAATGAAGCTGGGGTTGGTCTTAACCAGAGCATTGTGCGCCTCTTCGGTAATGATGCGGCTCCACTCTTCCCTCTTGCCCATGTCTTTTCCGTACTTTGTCTTGACGGTCATGTAGTGAGGAACAGAAGTAAGGATGTCAAAGTAAGGAATAACTGCCGCCTCAATTTTTGCCCCCGCGTGTCCCCAGTTTACGTTGATTCTATCGCTCTGCCCAAGCTCCCTCAACTGCTGTTCGTTGTAAGGAGGATTGCCATCAATGATTCCTTGAATCTGCGAACGACGATGAGAAGCGATCTGGTCGTCTTCAATCAAAGTATAAAGCATTGACCTAGCAGAACTTGCGTCTTTTACGCGAGTTTTTGGAACAGCTTCCCCAACATTGGGGTCTATCAATGCGTTTTGAATCATATCTTTAATAGGGAATCTGCTTGTGTAGTGTCGGGGTTTTTAACCCAACACCAGTCGGGCCTAGCGTTAGTTGTCTCATTTTTCTCTCCAGTTAGCAATAGATTTCGGTTGACATGAACAATCGCCTCATTCTTGCAACCGCATATCCCACAACTCTGTAGAAACTTATCTGATGGGGTTGTTCTATCTCCCTTAACTTTTGCAACTGTGCTAGTGATCGCTTGGCCTACAGCACATCCAGAACAAAAGTTAGATGGCATATTATAGTAACAACGAGTGCATATTTCTGCACGTTTGTTAGCCTCGTTTTGCGTAACGAATACCTCTTCCCCTTTTGCAACAGACATAGCCATTGCCGCTAGAGATTGAATTCCCTTTAGGATCTTCTCTCCAGATAGGTTGGGAACGAATCCTCTTCCATCTCCTCCATCAACATAGTTGCACCAGCCAGAAGGTAGCTTCTTGCAAATCTGATCCTCCACCCTATCCCTCCAGTCGCTAGGCAATGGAATTTTATTGTCCCTGTAATGGTTATGAACCCTATCAAAAAGCTCATCCAGAGACATGACATCAGCGATTCGGTATCCGTTTTCTGGAACAACGAATGTGAATTTCCCCGGAGGGATCAGGTTCTTTTGGATTAGCTTTTGATAATTCATAGCGAGGCAAGGGCATCATTTAGCTTTTTGTTCTCATCTTGCAATTGCTTTATAAGAGAATCGTTCTTTTCGTAAGTATGGTATCCAGCAAGGAATGCCGCCTTCATGTAATCCATGTGACCATCCGCTGTGCCGTGGTTTTGTGAGTACGTCCTAACTCCATAGGTATCATACCACTCGTTAAAATAATCTTTACTTGTAAATTTCATCTTCATCATCTCCAATATCAGGAAGGTTGCTTGGAAAACTCATCATATGTTTTAGCAACAAGGTTTGCTGTTGCTTCCACAGATTCTTCAGATAGGTCTGGTAGCCTTGCATGAATAAGTTCATGCGCCAGCACATCAAGGAGACTGCGACTTGCTCGACGATTGATGATGATTCTGCGCTCTGCATACCTGCAAATTCCATCATCTGTTTTACCTTTTGTTGTGCCGGGGTGTCCATATCCTACCTCCCATTTCTTTCCGTTTATTTCAACTTTGGTAACGCAATGAAATTTCAATCTCATAGCCTTGAGTTAAAGATTTTAATAAGAATCCATCCAGATATAACTGATAACAGACAAATACAAACCATGTTGAAGTCACTCATTATTTTTCTTTTGTTAGAATCATCCCTTTGCGTTCGATGTAATCGTTATCTCCTTCTGTTTTTACCCTATAAGGAATACCTCCTCGGATCATGTCTGCGATTACCGCCTGTCTATAGATAGCATCCTTCTTGTTCCCGTGGACATAAGGCCCAGCTAGAACTGCAAATTCTTTTTCAATGTAGTATTCTTTTTCCATTTTATTTCTTATTAATCAATTTGTAGTGAGGCTCTGGATACAATCCCCTGTTTGTTAGTATTGTAAATTTTCTTGATTCTACCAACCCTTGTTTTTTCAAATCCGCTATTTTTGTTGCAACTACCCTCCTGCTTCTTTTAAAGACACCTTCAAGCTCACTTGCTGTTTTCCATCCAGCGGGAACCTTGTCAGCCTTCTTGCTTAATGCTTCGGTAATTGCACTTACCCACTCGTTAGCACTCATATTGGCAACCTCCATTCTTTCTGGAATTCTCCTCTTGTGCAGAGCCATATGGCGGAATCCTTTGGCCCAATTTCTCCAAAGACAAATCCTTGCCTCCATCCAAGGGTTGCTCTGCGGCACTGCGCATAATCCATTTCGCCTCTGCGAGTAAGCGTACCAACGCAATATCCTGTGCTTTCCTTGATTGTTCTGCCCTCTGCTTGTGACGAGCGATGAGTATGCCCAAATATGACTTTGCCGCCATACGTTTCAGCCATATCCCTAGCCGCATTTTCGTTGTAGATGGTTCCATGAGTGAACGTCACATCACCAATAACAAGCCTTTGAAAAACTCCATCATACGGAATCCTTCGGCAACCAATCTCGACAAATGCCTTGTCAATATAGTCTGTAGCTTTTTGTGCGGCATAGGCGACAATTGCGTTACGGTGATTGAGCATCCTAGGGATTCTGCATTCATGGTTTCCATCCAACACATGAGTTGGTCGATACTCTCGCAAGAAAGCAATCCCTCCATCAATGTCGGGGGCAACTGGCTCTGATTCGTCACTACTTCCAGCCGCACCTGATCTCCAAGCGGTTGTATCGCACCAATCACCCAAATGAACACATATCGTCGGGTTCCACTTATCTCGCATGGCAAGAACCGCAGAAATTGCAGTAGGGTCAGCGTACTTCCCGTGACTACAGGATACGGCAATGAAGCGTTCATATTTTGTGGCAATATGGGGGGCTTTCGCCCCCCGTGATTTTGCTTTATGCTTCACTTGGTGTGATTGTTACAACCTCCCACTTGGAGGGATCTTTCTTTCCGGGGGCAACTCCAGCGTCCACAACAACACCATCAGATCCATACTGAAGGGCGAGCGTAAATAGCTTTTCATCAAAGGTCATTGCCTCAATAACCTTGCCGTTGTCGTTGAACTCCACGGAGTATAGAGTCCACTTCTTTGCGGCTCCATCCTTGCTCTGTGCGGCAACCTTGGCTTGGGTCGGGAGAATCCCCCTCCAAGTGGCAGTCACGTTCCCTGCTGGACGAACAACGGGGTTTTTGTCCATTGCCCTTGCCACGGCAGGGCGAGCCTCTTCAGCCGTCTTTTTGGACAAGCCAGAACTCACGTTGCCATCATCATCCTCTTCGGTTGCAAGCCCAAGAACTGCGGCAAGCGCATAGCGACGGGCATAGGTAATCGCTCCACCTACTCCCTGCGGAGACTGATCCTTTAATGGGAGAAGGAGCGTGGTAGTTGTGGAGTGACCAGCCGTGTGCAGGATGGTTGTTTCCACGCCAGCCGATCCTTCCATGTATAAGGGAGTCTGACTGATTGCAAGCCCATGCTTCAATAGCACGGGACGGGTTGCATCAACAATTGCGTCCAATGGTGCGTACTTGCTTTTGAAGTACGGGTTGGATGCTGTTTTGGCTACGTTTTGTAGCTCACCAATAGCACTTACGAGTGCCATTGAGTATTCCTGCTGTGGTGTTTTTTCCATTGTTGTTTTTGGTTATGAGAAGATTTCGCTACGCTTACTTGAGGAACAGCCAGATGGTGTTGATGATTGTGAGGACTGCAAATGCAAGCGTTGTCCCCTGCCAGAGTCGAACGCTGTCAACAATTTCATTCGCTGAATTTCGCAGTTCGTGTGTTTCTTCAGAAATTCTGGCAAGCGTTGACGCGATAGAAAACAAGCAGTCTTCGATGGTGACTTCATTGTTTTTAGGCTTCGTGGCTTTGGTGGATTTGGGCTTGGTGTTTTTCATAACGGAACTGGTTTTATTGTGCGGATGAATCAATGTCGAGATTTATTTTCAATTATTTTCATCCTCGTACTCAAACCCAATATGCGCCCCCTTGGGAAGCATATACCCAACAGCAAGAAGGAATATTTCAAACGCTTCAATTGTTTCCGACAATTCCGAATCCTTGGAGATTGTCATTGATACAAGAGGATCATGCTCTGCGTAGCGAGCGAAGTTGAATGTGTGTGGTTGTGGCGCGGGCGTTGTCATTTGTAGATGCGATTATTTGAGTTTGCCTTTCGGTTCTTCGTCTTTTTCAATTGTGACCTTGAACCCCACATTGCCAGCAACGTGAAACGCAACCACTCCTTCTGGATTCATATACCCCGGAGCGGCCTTGCTTCCTTCTTCTTTTAGTCTCTCAATCTGTTTATTTGCCTCGTTGAAATCGCCAACTCCCAAGACTGGCACAAGCCCACAACATTCTGGTAAATAGTCTTGATATTTAACAATGCGAGGATCTGCCGTTGGGATGAGAAGCCTGTCTTTTCCTCGCAAGCACCAACGCTGAACATTAAACAATGAAAACCTTCTTCCTTCCTTAAGCCCGTATCCACGTTGAATTCCAGCCCCCCACCATTCTCCAAAATGAGAACCAACTCCCAGTTCCATAAGTTGATCCTTGTAAGCGTGTGCCCATTTTGCAAAGCCAAAGTTGTCATTGTCGGGGGTGATCCATCTGGATCGAGATCCAACCAAAAATTGACCATCCTCGGTAATTTTGATTTGAGCATTTGTTCCGTCGATCTTCTCAGTTACAATTACCTGTCGGTTCAATCTTGCGATCTTCGGGAACCCATTGAATGATGTTTCGGCAAGTGGTGTTTGCATTTGCGAAGTATCTCTAAAACAAAAATGAATGCAAGCCAAATTTTAGGCTTGACTACAAAAAAATCACACCCTTAAAATCCGAGCAGAGCGAGGCCAGAGTCGATGTGACTGCCTATACAGCACAACTCTCAACCATTCTTGCTTCCATTTCTCTTCTATCAATCAATCCGTCAACCCCCTTTCCAAACCACAATCTCTTCATGCTTCTGATTTTCCTTGCTATAGCATAATAATTTTTATCTTGAACAAGATTTCTGATGTCTCTCATTTCAGACCTTGAATCACCAGACAAACTTGCCCCTCTGTTGAAGACCAACGACACTAATGCTCCATAAGCGTCATCACACAATTCATCACTTTTCGGAAAAACCCTGTCAGTCAGTTTTGAAAACTTTGCCCATGTGGTATTCAAAAAAATCTTTTGAGCTTGTTCCCAATTCACTTCGATTCCTGCGTCCCTTAAAATTTTAGTGTATTTTCTTCCAGCCTCTCCAGATTTTCCGTATGCTCCACAAACCAAAGACAAGTGTTTTGCTGGCAAGAAAGAAAATATATTTTTAAGCTCGCTTGGCTGGTAATAAGCGCAATCAACTCCGATCCCTATCGTCGGGCCAGAATGAAGCCCCGGCCAAGTGAAGTGACTTAAAAACTTATTGTAGTATTCCCGTCCACCACCAACTTCAAAGTCATAAATCAACTTTAACGTGTTTTTAGATGGATGCTTCATACCCATCTTCCTTTGAGTTTTTAGTCAGCTTTTCAGTCAATTGCTCCACGCTAGATGCGACTTCTTGAACTTGGTTTGTTCTTATCTTCCAGTCATAAACCATGCGACCAGTAACCAAAAAAATAACGATTGCTCCCGTCACATACAGGGTGTTGGTAGTGATCGTCACAAAACCAGCAAACGCTGGCTCTGGAAGCGTGTATAGATGCTCGACGGCCCACCTCCAAGAGGCTTGAATCAAGGCAATCCCAATGATGGAAACGATCAGCCTTTGGGATACCATTTTGGTAATCATGGTCTGAACGTCCAAGCGGTTCTGATGCCAACGTAAAACACAACGCAAGCCACGCCAATTAGAGCAATCCCCCTCCACCACCAAAGCTCCTTGAGTGCCTTAACTTGCTTCTCTCTCCAATAAACAGAATCGTTTTGAGCCTTGGCAAGATCCTTGGCCTGCTGGTCAACTTGAACCTCGTATGCCTCAACTGCGGTGATTATCTCCTTAATCGCCGCATTCCCTGCGGAGTTTGTAACGTGCGGCTTGAGCCGTTCGATGCCAGACTTAACCGCAACAACGGAAGGAGGCGTGTACTTTACAGGCTCCTCTGATGCACATCCAATAAGAAGTCCAGATGCGAATACAATAATAAGTTTGTTCATTTTAGTAGTTTCTTAATTCCAGCGTAGATTGCTATCAAACCAGCGCATAGCGAAACTAGAAGAGTTAAGTTTTGCAACCAAACGTGGGTAGAACCGAAGAATGAAATAATTAGGGAAAACAAGGAAACGATTGCACTTGTTGGGCCTAGTTCAGTTACTGTTGCGTTATCACTCATCGTTTGTAATCCAAGAAGGTGTGCCGATAAATGGGCTAAGAGTTTTTAGCCAATTATGCCAATCTGCCCAATATTCGTCTGATAGTTTATCAGATGATGTTACTATAACTCCATCTGCCGTTTTAACTGGCTCGCACTTTTGGAATGGATGAGCTTGGTTAATTGCTTTCAACTCGGACTCCTGTTCTTTTGATATTGTTAGCCATTTCATATCAGTGAAGTTCGCAGGGTTTCCATGATAGTATTTAGACTCTTAAAGTCATTTACATCGTTAGTTTGGTTGATGCCAGAAAACGCTTTTCCGAAAACAGCGCAAGCTGTTCTTTGTTGGTCGTAATTAGTTCCTTGCCTTCCGAATAGCATTGGACCAACTGCCCCACTTCCTGCAGTATTTAAAACTTGTGAAATCGGATCACCTCCCACTGAAAAAACCCCTTGCCCTCCTTGTGTTGCTCCCGCCGACTCAAACATACCAACACCACCATAACCAGTTGGTAAAGTTTGACCTAAGAGAGGGGTGTTAAGGCTCATTGAGGACGAACTATTATTTTGCCTTGCCCCACTAGAATACAACCCAGCAGTAGTTGCAACAAACCTCATCATAAAAGGTCTAGTGTTGCTTGCGGTTCCAAAAGGAACAGTGCTGGCATTAAAATCGCTATATTGGCAGTTTTTATATGTGTACCCCATCCTCATGTCGCTTCGCCATAAATCTGTCTCTCCAGTTGCGCTATTTGGCAACTGATCGACTTGTATGTATTTTGTAGCCCCGTCTCCAATTAGTCCTGTAACTTTATTGTAATCGCCCGACACATAATTAAAATTCGTAGCTGGATTCCAAGCTATAGGGCCATAATTTGTGTAGTTAAAGCCATTGCCAACAAAAGGTACAAATAGTCCATTCGTAAAACTCTCTTGACCCATCAGGAAGTAGCCCACTCCAACGTGATCCCATAGTGTTGCCGAAACAGAATTAACAACGATAGTTGCTTTTAGAGATAGAAACGCTGTGTTAAAAGCAGTTTTATTATCTAGCGTGATTGCTCCTCCAGCGGATTCTACACGAGTGAACCAATCGGCGGCATCAGGATCGTACGAAGGGCCGCTTGGCCCAACAAACGGGCAATTGATACTAGCCTTCAGAGCGAGGCTTGGCATGGCCTAGATTGTGTAAGCCACTACGGACGTTCCAGCACCAGTTGTGAAGCTGGTAGTATTCCCGTACAGGACAAAGCCAGCGGGGAAAGTAACGCCAGTAACAGTTCCAGTAATGTTGCCAGCGTAAGCAGTAAGCGTTCCGCTAGTTACAAACTGAAGTGCGTACCAAGTTCCAGATCCAGAAGCGGTAGAAGCTGGCACAATCTTGCCTCCATTAGCTCCAGAATTGCGATCTGAAACATTCTGAACGCCAGCAACAGATTCCAAGATTCGACAGAGAGTAATGTCCATGCCGTCTGAAGTGGAAGAAACAATGGGATTAAATTCGCGACTCATAATTTTAAGTGTTATCCCTTATTAAGTATGTAAGCAAGGGAAATTGCTAAATATACAATAGCTCCTGTAATATCTTCGGTTTTTACGCCCTTACGAGTAAGCTCTGTGCGAACTTCTTGGTATGCAATCTGAGTTAAAACAACTCCATTATAAACATTGTCGCGCGTAACCAATACACGTTGTTTTGCAACGGGGTAGCACTTGATTAAAAGCGAAATGTATTTAATGAATTTCATCAGCTTTGCGCGAGTTGCTGGACGAGGGCCTTAATCTGCTCCTGCGCTTCCACGGGCAGGGTCGCAGCTAGGTCGAAGAGCGGTGCCGCCTCGGCCTTCACACGATCCACTTCCTGCTGGGTGTAGCTGTCCAGTATCTCGTTCACACGAGCGAGTAGGTAGGCTTCTGGCGTGGTCTGCTCGACACCCTCGACTGCATTGAGTCGGGAGACGATAGCGGTGAGGCCGTTCAGCTTGGAGGGGTCAATCGTTAGTTGCATGATCTTCGGAGGGTTCGGGTTTGATCGCGGAGGCAAGGACTTCGATGGCCTGTTGGATGGCGATGTAGCCAGCACGAGAGATCGCGTTGATGTTGCGTGGCTCCAACGCTTCGGAGAGGAGTTGCAGGGCTTGTTGCGGTGTCATTTCGTTGTTCATAAATTACCATGTGGCGATTGCCGACCGCTTCCATGTGTTTGTCGCGGTGCAGACATAGACATAGTTGGCGTCCCACTGAATATCGCCAGTCGTGCCTGTGGCGGTTGCGGATGCTGGCGTGACGCTTGTAGCCTGCCGCAAGTTTCCGGTGGACAATATTAAAGCGATGCCGCTTGCAATCGTGACGTTAGCCGTCCCCGTCGGCGAAAGCGTGATGGAATTACTGCAAGTCACGCGAGCGATGCCGTTTGCTAATAACCTTAGATCCCTCCCCGTCCCCGTGCCGCCCGCCTCGGTGCCGATTTCAAGCGTGTTGGAGGTCCAGCGCATGAACGCCCTCTCATAGTTGGAAGCGTCTGTGAAGGTATTGTAGAGACGGAATGCCTGTGCATTCGTGCCATTACGAACGGCAAGCGTGTTGGCTGCGTCTGCCGTTAGCAAGACTGGGTTAGTATTGCCTATTGCTGTGAAAAATGTAAGTGTCGTAGGTGAGAGTGACGAACGAAGCCCCGTTGATTGAACAAGATTGAAAAGCGGTGTATTTCCGGGAGTTAGACTGCCAGATCCAGCACCAGAATTTGCCGTGGAGTTGAATGTCCATGAACCATCTTTGCCGATAGCAAAGCTCGTTGCGCCTTGATACCGAAGATCAAGCAGGCGACTCGTTGCCGCGCTCGCCGTGTCGGTGATGTTAAGCAGGATGCCCCGTGCGATGCCCGTGGTGTTCCAAGTTCCGCTGAGATCCAAAAGCGGTGTCGTGTTCGTTCCTGTGACGGAGTAGCTTGCAGTCAAGGCCGAGGTGTTTGCAGGGGCGGTGATGGTCTGCGTTGCCGTGAAGTTGTTGTTGATGTTGTTGAGCGAGACGTTGGAAGAGAGTCGCGCATCGGCAAGAGTTCCGCTGGTCAGGAGCGAGGCGTCCGTGGTTGGAGGATTAACAAAATCCAGCTTGCCAGTAACAGGATTAAAAACAAACGGCATAAGTTAAGACTTGGTTACAGATGTCAAGTTGTTTGAGCCATCATAAGTAAGCGTCAGAGTAGCGACAGTTGTTCCACCTGATCCTCCTGTCTTATACACTACTCCAGTAAGGTTACTACCAGTATATGAGCAAGATACATAATTATATGGAGGTATTTGAAGCCCAGCAATAGATGCGGTATTGGTATTGATATTAGCAACGTCTGCCGCTTGCGGTGTCTCAATGCCAATAATCGTGTTTAGCTGGCTTTCGATCTGTGCAAGATCAGCGTCAACGCTGGCTTCAACATTAACCTTTAGCTCTCCATCAGAATTAACATTAAGAGGAACGCGAGTAACGCCATCTGGCCCAACGGCAGGATTTGCCGACGTTGCTCCACCTCCGCCCCCTCCTGCAATGGCATCTTTAATTGAACCAGCCGCCTCAAGAATGCGACAAAGAGTGATGTCTGATCCGTCCGATGTGGACGAATAAACAGGGTTGAATATGCGGCTCATAGTTTTATTTGTTTAATGCTTTATTAGCATCAATGCAAGTAGATTATCGTTGCTCAATCCAAGTCATAGCCGCAATAGCGGATTTGTTGCTATTAGAGCAAGCACCAACGATTGTGATTGTATCGCTAACTGTACCCATAGAACTGCGTCCAATCTGGAACTGCGTATCCTTGTCAATTCTAATGCTTCCTCCGCTACCAGACATTACAAATCCAGAATCAAGGTTAATGCCTCCAGAAAAGCCAGTCGCCGTGATGTTGTATTGAGTAAAGCTGTTGGGGTCTGGCATATCATTCCATTCTCCACCAGTAATAGTAGCGTTTCTGATTATCCTATAGAAGATGCTCGTGTTGTCCGTTGTGGCAACTTGGAAATAAGACGGCAATACAATGCCCTGTAATTGAGATGACTTGAGCCTGATGGAAAGAAGATGAGCGTAAGTATTAGACGAACCCGTGCTAATCCCAGTAATTGCAGTCTGAATGTTTTGCGCTGTTCCCAGCTTCTCTGGTTCTCCTTCAGAAATAAGACTGTTTGAACCTTGTTCAAGCTTGTATGTTCCGTTTGCTTGTCCTCCCGTGGTATTCTTAATTTCAATCCTAATCGGCAGGAATGGGGTTTTGCACCAAGGATTAACAAGCGCGTTGGCAGTGTTGAATGTGTGGATAACGTGAGTCTGTCCATCAATCACCCAGCAAAACTTAACCTGTCCAGCCCCGTACCACTCGTATTCAAAGCTAACCATCTGTTGCTTGGTAGGGTCTGCAACAATTCCGCTAGGGCCATTACCATCCAGCTTGTCCCCATTCCATTGCGCCCTTCCAACCCTCTGAAGGGCGGGAGTCCCACCAGTATTGGCAATGCAACAGAAATAATCTCCAGATCCATCATCCTCAAAATAAAACCCGTCTGATCCGTTGTTAAGGCCAAGCCTACGACGAATTCCAGCGGTGGGTGGGGTAAGTTTAACGGAGAAGGTAAGCGTTGAGGTGCGACCGGGGATATACCGCATCGTATGGACTGTCTGCCTCACAACTTCAGACCCAAGGGTGTTAGTAACGCTTAAGTCAACTCCACTCAAGTTAGGGTCGTGAGTTGCGGTTCCTCCATTTGCCGTTGACTCATCCCACACATCAGTCTCCTTCCCGTACTGGAAGGTGTTAAAGAATACAGCTTGATATGGGCTAACCTTCAGCCTGTTCTTACTAGAGAAATTAAACCCCCCATTGCCAAGTGCTGTTGAGTTCTCAATAGCTCCCAACGCCTCAAGAATACGGCAAAGCGTAATATCCGACCCGTCCGATGTGGACGAATAAACAGGGTTGAGTACCCTGCTCATGGCTTAATCCATCTCCTCTTCTGAACCTTCCTCTTCGTAGGATTCTTCTTCCATCCCTTCAGCTTCTTCCTCGCCTTCCATCTCTGAAAGCTGTTCCTTAATAGCCGCCTTGCCGCCCTTGGGCTTGTCTTCCTTGCTGGAAACGGGAGTAGCGTCCTCTCCAATCGTTACGATATGGATCTTGCCATCCTTGATTTTGAAGGTAGCGATGTCAGAAAACTCCACTCCTTCTTTAACGCCTTCTGGTGCAGAGTAGTTTTTGGGGATGTTAAAAGATGGCATAATTAAGTTAATTAGTTGATTGGCAAGATTGTGTCAATGGAAAATGAAAGTTCTGATTGGCTCCTTTTCTTATATTTTCTTCCGCCCACAATGGCTGTAAATTTGTATAGTGATTCAATGCAACAATCTCATCTTCTGTTTTGGCTGAAGCTATAGGAACAATGTGGTCTATGTGCCATTTCCCATAATTGTCCCAATTTATTCCATTTGTGAATTTTGACTCAAGATGGGATTTGAGTTGCTTAAAATCACATCCAAGCAAATCTGTTGTTTTTGATTTTTTTGAGTATCCCATTCTAATAATTGCTTTTCTGATTAAATTCCTACAATTTTCAGTGAGCTTGTAAAGATTATCTGTCTTTCTGCGATTGTTTGATCTCACTCGTTTTTCTGCACGAAGCCTAGTTATGTTTTTTTGATACCACTCTCTCCGAAGACAAAGATTTCTTTCTCTGTTCTTCTCTCTGTATTCCATGGCTGTTTTGTTATACTTCTCTTTGTTTTTTCTCCGATTGAATGAGACTCTTTTTGCGTGATTCATTGTTCTCTTTTGCATCGCTTCTGGTGATAGCCAATGCTCATAAAGTTTTTCTGATCCATCACTTAAAATTCTTTTTGTATATGATAAAAACATCCATCCGTCTTCTCTAACATCTTTGTATTTTCTTTTATTCATTTGTGAATAATTACACGGAAATATATTGCAATCAAGGCAAAAAAATGCCCCCCTAGTTTCCTAGGGAGGCATTTTGTGTTTTAGCGTTTAGCTATTAGCTGTTCGTACAAGACGCGAACGAAAGATCGTTACTGCACCTACGGTGAATAACAACCCTTCCCAACCAAGGCTGGAGGGGGCGGCTTCCACTCTGGAAGATTGCGAGCCAGCGACCGATCTTGCCAAGCGGGTTGTCCGTGGCATTACGGATATTCAGCCAGAAGAACTGACCGCTGTAGTAGTACGGATAGTCGTCAAACGCCGCACCGGGGATGTTCGGCCCGACCTGCTGAACTGCTTCCTCATACACATCGGGGTGGAAGATGTATGCGGCCTCAAGAGGCGCAGTGTTGTAGGCGGGGTTAGGAACCCACTTGTAACCGCTGGTCGTGGACTGTTGCACGAAGGGATAAACCTGCGTGTAAGTACCGCCACCAGAGGTGGAATAGGTGAAACGAGGAACCTCGAAATCAACCATGTGGTAGTACCCACCGTAGCTACGATCAACACCAAGGGGCTGAACAAGCTCGCTAGGAGTACCAAAACGGATGTCCTGACGAAGATCAGCGTTGTTGCGGAGGAGTGCACGGCTGGTCTCAGGGCTGGTGATGAGTCCGAGGACTGCCGCACCATTCTCTCGACCGAGGGGGTTGTGACCTGCACCATCGCGGATAAGCTGAACGCGGATAACGTCAAGCTGATCTTGCGAAAGCTGGAGGGTAGGCACGGGAACGCCACCAACACCGTTAAGGTTGGTGTATTCGGTGGTGAATCCAGACTGGATCTTGGGAACGAGTCGCAGATACTCGCTACGGCGGCGGTTGTCGAGAACCGTCTTGGTAAGCTGGGTAAGCTGTTCGACCGTCTTGGCAACCTGCGACTCAACTTGGAAGCTGGTCTTCAGATCGTCCAAGCAGATGCAAGGAGTCTGATAAGCCTTGGTCTGGAGATTCCAGTTCTGAACAGTCTGACCAAAGGCCAGATCATTCGTAGCAGGAATACAACCATTGGACGAAGTGCCGTTGGAAGTAGAGACGTTCGACCAATCGTTCTCAATGGAACCAGAAAGGACACGCTCGACGGTGATCTCGTTAAGGGAAGTACCCATTCCGAGGGGGAATTTGCCAACACGGACGAGGCGACCCCAAGGGGACTCGACCTGATAGCGTTGCTGAATATCGACGGAGAAACGGCCAGTTTCGCGCTGGAAAAGGCTGTCAACCGTACTGCAAGTGATTGCCATAAGTTAAAATAGTTATTGGGTTTGGTTTTGTGGGTTTTACTCCACGCTTGTTTTGAAGTAGCGACATCTTCTACGCTTTGTGGCAACGACCCCACTTACGTTATAAGCGACCACTAAACGATTAATTAAATTGCGTCAACTAAAAAATGCTTCTGGTTTTAATTAATGTGACGATTTTCTCCAATGTCTCTGTAGTAATCTGATTTCCTGCCAACTTGATAATTACCCAACCACAAAAAATAGCCTCGTTAGACTTCTCGTTATCTTGAGCGATTCCATATCCCCTTCCATGACGACCCCCATTCCAGATTCCGCCTTGTATCTCAATTCCAACCTTTGCTTCTATATGGGCAAAGTCCAGCCTCCACTTTCTTGTGTCGTGGAACCTATGCTCCTCGACAAGCTCTGTCTTGCTAATCGTTGACCAAAGCAGTCTAAACTTGTTTTCTAGGACGCTTGACTGGCTTGGCTTTTTTGGTTTTGGCAACAAGTCCTTCTTCGGCAAGGCGAGCGATGATTTTCTTTTTGAGTTTGGGGTGGTTTTTTGCATGAAGAATAATGGCATCTATTAAAGAATCAGCTTCCTCATTTGGGGTTTGCGCTGATAGAAAATCCCTTATCTCATTAAGTGCCGATAATGTGGAGGGGGCTGGAGCCGATTGTTCAAATGAGGATGCGTCACCACACGCTCCCGTCAAAGGTTCTCCCTTCGCTCTAGTCTCGACTCCAGCTAATGAGTCATTAAATAACACGCCCAGTTTATCTGGATGGTAAATTACTGCAAGTGGATTAACGCATTCTTTGGTTACAACATCGCGCCTCCATTGCTTTGATGGAACCCAATCGTGGTGTATTAGGCTTGTTCTGTGCATCTGCGTGGATACTGCCCTTCCAGAAACAATGTCCCATGCGGCATGATCGTTATTAAACACGCTAGGAAGAATGCTAGGCATATCCCAATGATAAACAGCAATGCCGCTCATATGGTCAATTCCATTAGGCAACACGCCAGCAATCTTAACAAAGTCGCCCATGAATGGCTTGCCACATTGCTTGTATTCAGCCTCAATATCGTCCAGCCAAGATGACTTAAGAGGGATGGCATCTGGCTCCATCCAAAGGAATGACTGCTTGGTAACTTGATAGGAATGCCATGCGGCTTGCTCAAATGCGCGATTGCAACTCACGGGCCACCCTTGTTCCGTGTGGAAGCATGGCAACTCTTCAGTCTTTCCAAACGCTTCATTCAAAGGCTCCATCACGCCTTCGGTAGATACTCCGTGCGCTGGCATCACGATAATATGATGCTTGGAAGCTCCTCCAAGCTTCTTAATGTGATTAGCCCACCGAAGCATTAGGGGCTTATCGTCGTGGTGATAAGATATAAATACAATCATTTCAATCCGTCTTAACTACCTCAATCGGCCCCCACTTGTCAATAGGGCATTTTGAAGTAGCCATTCGGAGCTTTGCCTGAGTGGAGCAACCGCATTTCTTGCACTTGCCTGTGCCAGCAAATCCAGACTGATCCCAAAACTCGCATCCTTGGCAGATGTCTAAGCGGCTCTGAAGTTGTGATTCGTCAACGCCCTTAAATCCAGACTTGGCCCAGTTCCCAACGCTAGAGGTCAATGAACCAGCTTTTTCCAATAAGCTTGGATTGGGATATTTCGGGGGCCTCAACCCATCCTCACGAATCATCCTGTTTAACATACTTTTAGCCTCTGGCAAATTGTCCAAAGTGATGCCATGTGGGCATTCTTCTGGCGCACCAAACTGGAGTCTCCAATCTGGCATAAACCTACAGTATGTACACGCTTGCCTGTTTTGGCAAAGCGGCGACTCTGTGAAATTCATTTTGTTACTCCCACGTTATAGTTACTGAACCTCCATACCCAGTAGGATAACTATAAGGGAAAGGAGAGCAAGATTCTAGTCCTAGTGAATTTCTAACTGTAATGCTTGTTTCCGTTTCTGACGTAACGCAGTCTCCTCTAAAGAACTCTGGCCCGTAGCATGGAAAGCCATCGGCTCCTACTAGGCCAAGCACTGAAAATGGTTCATTGATAGGAAAGTACAGATCACCGCCATTAATACAAAAGTAAGGGAATCCACTTATTCGATCGTAGTTTGGGAAATTGATTGGATTGTATTCCAATATAATCGGATTCTGCCATCCTGCATATATCGGGCCACAAGGAAAAGGTGCAAAGGGGTCAGGGTTATCTTCGCAAGGGCAAAGTGTAACGCCCGACATATTAATAATAAACCTATTAACAATAATCATTCCCTCTTGAGGGTCAGATCCCGGAGCTAGGAATCTTTTGGATGTCGAAGGGCAACCGCACTCCTCGCAAACTGGAGGTGCTTCGCACACAGTTGGTGGACAGGTAGAACAGAAATTTTTAATAAAAGTAGCCATGAGGCTTATGGGGCTGGGGGGTCGTAAGGATCTGTGCCAAGGACTTGCATCTTCTTTGCAACTCCGTCAACGCAAACGTCAATCTCTTTCCAAGACGCGCTCACTGTAGATCCACCTGCAGTAGGAATGTTGATATACACATTTGGCCCCGAATTCGGCTCTTCTATCGTGATTGAGCTTTCGGTAATGGTCGTTTGTCCATTGGGTTTAGCAATAAGAAGACCAGTTTCAGAAAGGGCTGAGTTTCTTGTGTTTCCTGTATCAGTAAACGCAATACCAGTTGTCTTCATCGTGGCATTATCATCGCCAGCCTCTAAATACAATTTAGTATCTCCAGCCTTTGCCTGTAATATAAAATACTCGTCCCCACTTCCAATATATCCATATAACGATGTTTCTGAGTTTGCTTGCTTTAACTCTACATACGCATCGTTTGCTTGATTGAATAATTGCAAAAAGGATTGACCAGCTTGAGCCTTCAACAAGAAGTTGTGGTTTTGGTTGTTCATGTAGCCATAAACGCTTGCTACATCATTTTCTTCCTTGATCTCAATATAGTTTTGGCTACCAGTATCAAATAACGCCAGTTTGGAAACTCCATCTGTGTCATTAGAAGACAGAATAAAGTTCTGTGCTTCTGTGCCAGCATATCCACCCACCACCACTTCCCCAGCCGCAGAATCTTTTTTTAATTCAATGTATTCAGTTTCTCCTGCATTTTCTAAATACAATTTAGAGATAGTTTCTGTTCCATCAATGTCAGCCACAAAAGTCTCATCAATGTTTGTTAAATGTATTTTCCTTGGATCGGCAAATAGATGACTTGGGATGGTGTCATTTTCTATGAATGTTGCTTTCTCCGTGTAAACATCCTGCGATATATTCTGATATACTGAATATGGGAATAGCGAACCTTCGGAAATCACTTGCCCTATTACCATGTGTTTAATATCGTCTGTATCATCTGGAACCTCTTCACCATATTCAATAGTGCGACCCGTAATCAATCCATCTCCGTCAAATGTGATGATTAAATAAACAAAATTCTCCCCGACTCCGGGATTTATAATGTAGTCCTCAGTGCGTGTAAGTCCATCTGGTGCAACTCCTGCAATTTCTCCGTAATTGAGTTTTACAACATACCCGAAGTTTTCTTGTCGGGGCTGAAGCATGAATGGGTAATCATTCAATGATACACTTGTCGCTATTGTTTTAGGCGGGAGCTTTGGCTCTGTCGTCCAAACTGGAGCAAATGATGATCCTAATCCAACTCCTTGTGCAAAAGTTGTTTTGGAACTTGTTATTGGGCCAAACCCAGCAAACTCAGCTTTTACGTCTCTCGTATCCATTTTATTTTAGTAGAACCCATTGCTCGGAAACTCTCCAAATATTCGCCTTCCAGTAATCAATTTCGTATGCAATCAATTGATAAGATCCGATTTTTCCTACATAAACAGATGCAGGCTCGGTGGATGCTGGAACATTATAAGTTTCGTTAATATAGCCGTGAACTGGATCATTACTTGCGGTAGTAAATGACACAGATAAATTTGGATTTGTTAATGCATCTGGTATATTTATTTTAAAGAAATACCCATCATAATACACATTAATGGATACTGGATCATAAATTGTATATGACGAAGGAGTTGGATCTGGATTCCCATATACATAGCTAGTAACGCTCTTGAATACAGTCTGATAACTTCTCTTAGCCCTCATTACAGGAGTTACATTAACATTAATATCCCAGTTGGGCATTTGAGGAAGGGTTGATACATTAAACCCAGTAATTAGATTTGGAGATGAATAAGCCCCTGTCTTGTATTCAGTCCTTGCTGTTGGAAGCGATGTAATTTTAGACTGAATCCTAATAGATTGCCAAGCATTTATTGGTGTATCAGTGTAAGCAAGCAATCCGTTTGTGGGAGATAATGGAGCGGCCCCCTCTGATATTATTTCTTTTGTATTGCTAATAATTAAGTTTAAATCTGCATCATATTGGTATCCATTTAGCACCTCTGGAGAATCATAACTAGATTCAATTAATTTGGCTTTTGCCAAGTCAATCGGTTCTTTTTTTAGATCAATAGTATTTTCTGTTGGCGTTGGTAATGCAGACGCATACGAAACAATTGATTGCTCCAGCGAAACAAGTCCAAATTCTCCAATTGCCTTCCCGTCAAGTTGCGTTGGGCCAGAGGCAGTGGTTGTGCGCTTCCTGCTTTTTGTTGCAGAAATAGCCTCTACCGAAGAGTCAATAATTGATAGGCTAAGTGCGTCTGGATCAGTAGATGGCGAAACAATATTATCGGAAATTGACACATTTCCAAGTAATCCAGCTTTATTAGACTTTGTTGTAAGCGGTGAGTAGCTATCAACTGTTACGTCCGTCTTTTGGCTTTTTGCCGAATCAATTTCATCAACTTGGGATGATACCAGCGTTAGAGAATCTGTAGTTGTGCCAGTTGCGGCAGACACAATCGACTTTGTAATCGTTTGGACATCTCCACGCTCGCTAATCTTTTTAGCAGTTAAGCTAGTCGGGTTAGTTGACTCTACTGTAATTTTTTTTGATTTGAATTCGTCGATTGGAGTTACTGAAGATTGAATAACACTTATTGACAATGAATCTGCGGGATCACCATAGGGAACAATAGACTCTGTTGTTGTGGTCTCGCCTAGCAAGCCGCCTTTTTTTTCAACACCCTCTAATGAGTCTGGGCCAGTTGATGTGGTAGTTCGCTTCCTGCTTTTGGTCTTAGAAATAGCCTCCACCGATGATTCAATAATAGTTGTGCTTAATTCATCTGGATCAGTAGAAGGCTCAACAATATCATCGGTTGTTTCCGTGTTGCCCAACAGTCCCGATTTATTTGCTTTAGTGGTAAGCTGTGAGTAGCTTTCAACTGTTACGTCAGTCTTCTGACTCTTGGCTAAATCAATTTCATCAACTTGGGATGATACCAACGTCAATGAGTCAGGGGTAACTCCTGTAGATGCCGCAACAATAGATTTCGTGATTGTCTGCGTGTCTCCACGTTCGCTGATCCTTTCGGCTGTAAGCTCGGTGGGGCCGCTGGATGTTGTTGTGCGCTTTCTACTCTTGGTTGCAGAAATTGCCTCTACAGTAGAATCAATAATGGATGTGGTAAGATCATCTGGCTCAGTAGCAGGATCAACAATGTTGTCGGAAACATCAACTTCCCCCAACAATCCAGCCTTTTTTGCCTTGGTTGTAAGGGGAGAGTATGACTCGACAGATCCAACTGTCCTCTTGCTCTTAACGGCATCAATTGCCTCAATAGAAGTTTGGGTAACCAAAAGTCCATCTGCGTCTGGTTCCGTTCCAGCTACTACGATTTGCGTGTCGAGGGTTTCAATATCGCCCCTTTCCGTTAACCTCTTGCCAGTAATAACTGAGCTTGGGATAGTCTCATACACCCTCTGCACTTGCACATAACGAGAGCGCAACGGGTTATCATCTGGCAACTCCACCATCTGCTGTTGGGCAATAATTGCATTGCCGCCGAATACTGGATCAACAGCGTTAAGGGCTACTGGAGCGTAGTCTTCACGGGGGGTGATATACGTCCTTGTTACGATCTTATAGTCTGGATGGTTCAGACTATATGAAATCCCGTAGTTCCAAGGATCTTGGCTTGCTAGGGTGCGATCATTTGCCCAATAGTTAAAAACAAATTTGCCAGTTGGTTCTGTTTGCTGAAATACAAGATACAAGTCATCTGGCCAATCATTTGCATCTCTTTTGGCATACTTGACAGAGCCATCTAGCGGCTGGGGATTGTAATTACCCTTCTCAATACTGACCTTCTCAACAAGGATGATATGACCATCTCTTGTATAATAGTCTGGTACGTTTGGAGTGGGGTACTGAGCTATGCCAACCTCTAAGGCTGGATCAGGGAATGTGGGTCTGTTTATAGTAGCCATTATTTTTCTGAAACTTGTTTTCTAAAGTACGGGAGATTCTTTTGAATGGTTTGCAAGAATCTCTCTGGAGGAGATCCATCTGGCTTTCTTTTAATAATGTCTTTATTAATTCCAATCAAGGCTTTAATGCTTGGCAATGCCCCATCTTCCTCTGTGTCAAGAGCTTTAGCCAAGTCTTGAATTGGGCCGGGGATTCTATCAGCAATAAGACCTCCAAGATTTTCTGGAGTTCTTTCTATGTTCATTGTTTGCTCTATGTTTTTGGGCAAGGAAAGCAACGGAGTTTCTTTTACAAGCTCAAATTCTGCCGTCGCCATTGCCATTGCAAAATCAACTGCTTCCTCGCCCTTGTAACCATATTCACCAGCTTTTGCATCCCAATACTTTCTAACAGTGCCCCCAACTTGAGCGGCAATTAGAATTGGGTTATCAAAAAATACTTTAGGAACCTTAACTCCTAATATATTCGCACCACCAGTAGGAAGGTCTTCATCTTCTTCAGTAATGCCAGCTAAATGCAAACCACCAAACATATCTGGCCTCATTGCACCCAAAGCAAACATTGCCAAGCCAATGCTACCAACTTTTAATTGACGCATAATAGTGTCTGCCTCCATCGGTGAAAGAGTGTCTATCCCCTTAATCATGGCTTTAGTTATTTTAGCCGCCGCTATTCCAGTACCAAGTTGTGATTCAAAAACTTGTTTAATGATATTTGTTGGAATTTTAACAATAGGAAGACCAAATTGAAGAGCATAAGCAGAGTAACGAACCGCTCTATTGTTGCTTCTTTTTCCTACAGAAATAGCTGTATTGATGTAATTAACAATGGAATTATCTTCAGAAAAAATGCTTCTTTGTGCATTTTTGTACGCCGCATCCATAGCGGTTTTTTGATTTACTGGATCATATATGTCCATACCTTGCTTTTCCATCCAATTCAAATAACGATTTAATGAAGTTTTAAATTCGCCAGTAAAAACTGGATTTTTCATAGCTTTGTGCAAGTGCCCAAAGTATTCCAACACGCTATTTGAAATTTGTGTTTTTTCTTTTACCATTGCATCAATTTTTGATTGTCCCATTTTGACAACTTGAGGAAAATCTTTAATGCCTTCAACTATTCCTTTAACAAACAATCTTACATCCTCTGATGGCTTCCCTCCACCTTCAGTCGGAGCAAGTTTAGCAATTTCTTTTACTGGCGGGAGTAACTGCCATGCATATCCAGCGGTTGCTTTAAGTGGCTTCAACGAGGCAATCTCAACAGATGCGGCAGTCAACTTTGTAAGAGTTGTAATGTGAGATAGCAACATTGCTCTAGAAAAGTTAACAATAAAATCAAGAACTTTTTGTTCTTTCGTCCTGTTTTTATAGTTATACAAAGCGAGTTCTTTCTGGAACTTAGCTTTTGCTTTTTCAGTATTTGCTTGCGCTTCAAGTTCCCGTGAATTCAAAACTCTTTCTGTTTTTTGTCGCGGAGCAAAATCCTGCTCTTCAATCCTACGAAGATACTCATTTGCCACTTTATTTTGCCTAGCAACATAGCTATCAATAGCCGCTTGCTGGCGCGAAGCAATATACCAATCTTCCGATTTAATTTGATCCCTTAATGATTGAAGTTCTTTAACTGCCTCTGATCTTTCCAATGATGCTACATCATATTTTTCTTTCTTTTGTAGAACAAACTTTTCGGCAAGTTGTTTTTTCTTTTGTTCAATTTGTCTGTTAATAGAATCTATTTTTTTCTGCTCTTCTGATTTTGGCTCTGGCTTTGTAACTTCTTTAAGTTGCTTTCTAGCCTTTTCCAAATCTTCACGCAGTTTTTTGGCATATTCTGTAAGCGGCTCTTTTTTAGGAGTCGGAGCAACCTTTTCTCCGCTTGCTATCCTGTCATTAACATCGTCAATCGCGGCTTGAAGACGTTCAATTTCCTTTTCTTCTGGAGACTTTTTAGGCTTCATTTCATCCAGAGTTTTCTGAAGCGATTCTATTTCTTTTTTAAGATTTGTAACTTCTTCTGACTCTGGCCCATAAGCATCGCCGCCTTTTTCTTTAACTTCTCCAGCTATTTTCTTTTTAAGTTGTTCAATCCTTTGACCAAGTTGATTCTTTTTTATTTCCTCATTTCTAGCGGAATCGGCAGAGCGCATAGCTTTTAACTCTGCATTAAGTTCTTGTATCTCTGCTTTTTGCTTTTCAATCTTGGGGCTAGTAACCTCTGGCTTTGCTGGCGTTAAATCTGTTACTCCTTGATTGGCAAGGATTTCTTTCTTTTTTTCAATAAGTTTTTCGTAAGCTCTTTCAGCCGCAGTAACTTGCTCTTCATATGTGGGTGCGGCCTTTTCTGGCTTCCCGTACATAATCTCAAACTGCGACTGCAATGACGCACGAAGTTCTTTTAATGATGCAATTTCTGGATCAGATGGTGCGCCTTCTTTTGATGGTGCTTGTTCTCCAGTTTTGATGCGTAGCGACAAATCCTCAATCTCGTTCTTGAGTTTGTTTTTAATTCCTTCAAGCGCACCTGCAAGTTGTGTTTCTGGATCTTCCGTCTTAATGTTATATTTCTTGATTAACTTGCGATTTTCTCTAGCAATCTTTCTTGCCTCCACGTCTGGCTTGGCTCGCTCCATTCCAGTTTTCTTTGGGGCTTCTCCAGCAAGAATGTCTGCCCTCTTGCCAAGCTCAAGAAGTTGTCCGTTGATTTTTCGGAATGCTTCCATTGTGGCATTCTTACTAAGCGTTCGGAAAATTCCATATTGGCAAATAGCATCACTTGTTTCCTGTCTAGTCCAAGACTCTGGCATTCCAACTTCGTCTTTTAAGAAGCCATGAACGGCATCAAGCAATGGCTCTCTTTCTGTAATGCCTTTATCTACAAATGAAATTGCAATCTTGCGTATTGTTGAAGCCAGCTTTGGATAGTCTTCCATTCTGGATTTTGCCACATCCTTTAGCCTTGAAAGTGATTGATCTGGAGTTTCTTTTTCTTTTCTTTGGCGCGACCCGCTTTTTGCTGACTCAATAAAGTCTTTTGTGTCTTCCTTTGAAAACTTTTCCTTTTCTCCGTTTTGGATTTGCTCTGCCTCTTCTTCTCCAGTTTTAATTGAATCGTGTAATTGTTTAATTTTTTCTTCTTCTTCTGGAGTTAACTTTTCACCATTCTTTGCGGCCCTTACCTTTGTTCTCATTCCCTCCAGAGAATAATCATTGGCAATCATTGCCTTTCTGAAGTTTAACCCCCTTGCTGTTTCAGTCCCAACTGATTTTCCAAGAGTTTCCAATCCATAAATTTGATCGTCTAAATCAGCAATTTTATTTCTTAAATCAGCCTGCTCCTCTGAAGACAAACCCCCTTTTTCAAGGCGATCAATTAGATTGTCATATTCATTTTTCTTGGTGATTAGACGATGGACAAGCAATGCCCCCTCCGTGTCATTAACTGCTCTAGGATTTTTTGAAAGCTCTATAATTAGCCTGTCTTGGACGCTAGAATCTTGGTCAATTTTATAAACTGCTTCTTCCCAAGCTGTTCCCCAATCTTTTCTAGCTACGCCCATCAGCCTTGGTCTTCCTCTATTAAAGCGATCTTCATCTATTTTAGCGTTTGCCAACGCAGTTGTTGATCCTGTTTTAGTTATTGGAATATCAAGCTGTTGAATTGCTTCTGGAATTGGCTTGCCTTTAGCGGCTTCGTTAGCAACTGAAACTGACTGATCGTAAAACTCCTTTAATTGATTTTCTGTGTATTTGCCTTCATATGATAGTGTTGATTCAAAATTGCGCTTCCAATCTTCATATGGAAGAACAGCATTGTTTTGATCTTTATATCCTTTGATAATTTCTGCGCCTTGCTGAACATCTCGCAACTCAAATTCTCGGATTCCTGCCGCTCCGGGGCCGATCCTCTTTTTCGGCATTTCTTCCTTCACCGCTTCAGCGGCAAGAGGGGCTACTTGCCCCGCTTCACCTTCACCTTGCCTTGGTGCAACTCCCTCTTCAGCTTTGACTGCTGTTGGCTTCGCCGCTTCAGCGGCAGGAGCTTGCGACTCACTTGGCTTGGTTGGTTGTGCTTCAGCGGGGGCTTCGGCTTGTTTTACTTCTGCTCCTTTCGGATTTATAATCTCTGATTTAATGTCTATTGAGCCTTGCTGTGTTTTGAATTTTGGATCTGCCGCTACTGCATCTTTCATTCTTTGCTCAAAAGACCTTCCTTGGGCATCTTTTCCAGTTAATGCTACTGGAATAACAAAACTCCCGTCTTTAGGATCGTAGCTCGCAACATATCCTTCTGGAGCAAGAATCTCCCTAGATCCAGATTCAGACTCCCTAACAAAATATCCGCCACCGACTTCCTTCCAATTAGATCCACCTGCATACTCTGTATTAAGCCAAGCATTAACCCTTTCTTTTGGATCTTTAGAATATCTGTCAGCACCTTCGACTGGAGTTAAAACTTGTAACTTTGCTTCTCCCGCCTTTAGTGCTGGAACTGAAACACCAAGATTTTCAAGGAGCTTTTGAGACGACTCAATTTCTTTGGTTGGCTTGTAAATGTTAGAAAAATCTGCCAACGCATTTCTTTCTGCAATAAATTGAGCAATGTTATTAAGCTCTCCTTGAGGAAGGTTAACATCTCCACCATTTGATTGCTGTTGCAGTTGGATTAATCTTTTTTTAAGCTCTTGTCCTTTTTGCATTACAGCATATCCAGCATTAGCCTCTTCTTGAGATTCTGCCGATGCTACAAAATCGCTAATTGAATCAGATGATTCTAAATCAACGGTTTCCAATATGTTGTCAAAAACATCTACTGGAATTAATTTCTCCTGTGGTTGTTCAATTTGTTTTTCAGATACAACAGGAACTTCAGCGGTTGGTTCTACAACAGGGGCTTCTCCAGCAACCGATACAGGAGGTTGGGCTTCCTCTTTTGGCAAAGATGGAGCCGCCTCCTCTGGTGCTAAAGGGGGTGTTTCTGGTGGGATAGGAGCTTCTTCAAACCTTTTAACAATAGCATCATCTGGAGCAATTTCACTAGCAACCCTTGCCGTTTCTGGCAACCCTGCGTTTTTAATAACTTCTTCTCCAGCACCAGACAATGCCGCCATCATCAATGCCGATTCTGCCGTTGATTCAAGCGTTGGTTTTTGAGGCTCCTCACCTCCAGCAATCATTTGAATCCCCTTTTCAACTGGATAACGAACGCCAGCCTCATAAATTGTTCCAGCGGCCCCTCCTGCCGCCAATCGTTTCCCAACTTCTTTGGCGGCTCCAGCGGCAAGACTTCCCCCTTTAATTGCCGCCTCAACAGTGCCAGTAGCGGCGGCTTTTAGTAGCCCAGCACCAGATTGAACCAAAAATGGAGCCATTGTAGCAATTTCTGCGGCTTTTGCTACTTCTGGTTGCTTGGCTTGCGCTTCTCGTATAGGAGCAGAAATGCCCAATGCTTCTTCTGTTTTTTGAACAATCCTTTTTGTTATATCAGCAACTCCAGCAAATGCGGTCAACCCTGCTCCAGCACCAATAAAAGGTGCGGCGGGCCCAGTTTCTATTGCCGCCGCTGTTGCGAGCGGAGTCAAAACCCTTGCGGCAACACTACCCGCAAGCAATGGAATTCCTGCTTCTGCCGCTGTTGCAACTCCAGAAATAATGGCAGACTTCGGATCTTCTGTTACTTTCTCCACAAAGGATTTAGCAGGGACGGATTGAACACCCTCTGCTCCGAATGGGGCGGCTTGCATAGCCGCTTGTTGGGGTGCAATTACTTGCGCTTCGTTCCCCGTAGTGACTTGGCTTGGTAGCCCTTGCCCATCTTCTTTCCCTTGGATTCCTCCTTGGGCATCTTTCGTTTGTCCTTCAATTAACTCACCTCCTTGAGCAATACCAGTTGTTACACTGGCTTGGTCATCGCTCCGAAACTGGCCTTGGTCTTCGGCTGGCAACATACTGTCGGCTTGTACCCCGACTTGATTGGTTGCTTGGACTTCGCCGCTGACGGCTTGTTCATTGCGATTGTCGCGTGGCCCTTGACCACTTTGGCTGGTTGCATCTTCATAATTAACACCTCCTTCTTTTTGTTTTAAATGCGAGGCAATATCGTCGAGGGAATACCCCTGTTGTTTTGCAACGCTAAAGCGTTCATCGGATTTAGCGATATGATCGAAAATTTCATCGTCGCTATATCCTTGTTGCCTTGCATCAGCAAGAGATTGTTCAGAAAAGGCCATTGTTAGAAGATTTCACCCAGCGGTTTTCTAGCTGGTTGTTCTTCTGTTGTAACTTGCGGAGTGGCAGAAGGCAAGGAAGATGGGGTTGCTTGAATTCCAATTGGAGACGATACCTCAATTCCATCTGGTGCGGAAATAATTTGCGATGGCTTTTCTTGTCCTTGAACCTTTGATCTATATGACTCAAACTGATCGTATGGGATATTGTGAATTACTTTTTTGTTCATCCCTTTGCTTGCATCAATCACTTGAACTATATCTCCAGTTTCAAGAGGCTTAAATTCCCCATCTTCAAAGATTCCCCTATTAACTGAAATTCCACCCTTAACGAGCTTTGTTCCATATGGTTGTGACAATGCTTCAACTGAAGCACCATATGTTTGCTGGAATCCTTTTTTAATGTCTTCTGGTTTGGGTAATGGCGCGGCTTTTGTAAATTTTGCAACTGGCCTACCGAATTCATCAAGTTCTTGATATTTTTCATATCCCGGTCTAACAGGAGCTTGCTGATAAGCAGATTCAGAAATTTGTTTCATCTGCTCTCCAAGCATGGGGAGGTATTCATTGTATCCCCTATCAAAGTCGTAATTGCCTTGATCGTCAGTAGGGAACTTGGAAATATCCACATCAACCCCATACTTCGACCTTCCCTCATGCTGAATCCCCTGCGTGATTTCAGAGATTTGACCGATCTTGTTTTTAAGTGATTCGGTAACGGCTTGTCGCGTGTCCCTATTCGACATCAAAAAATTAAAGTCAGCACTCTTGCGAAGCTGTTCAATAGCTTGGGGCGAATCCTTGCTCATCGGATTTAGAGACTCAAGTTTAAAGGCAAACTCATCTGCCTTGTCCAGCAATTCCTGCTTCTGTTCCTCTCTAGCCAGTCGGCGTTGCTCTGCCCTGTCTGCCCTTTCTTGCGACCTCATCTTAAAATCAAGCTCCTGTTCTGCCATTCTTTGCCGCCTCGCCTCAATCTCTTGGGACAATTCAAGCCTGCGCTCTGCCCTTGCATCCTTTTCTTCAGATTGCAAGAACCTAGCTACGTCCAGAACATCCTTAACCCTACTGCGCCCTGCTTTTGCTTCCTGATTGCCTGTTGCTGAATCCAGAAAAGCATCAGCGTAAGCGTTTCTCGCGCCAGCGGTTCTTGTAGTAAATGTTCTTATGGAGTCTTCTCTTGCCATATTAAATTGGTTTCTTTTCCCAGCTATGAGGAACAGTGGCATACTGCTTTGACATTTCTGCCTTTTTCTCTGGCGTAATGCCAAAGGTCATCCTGCCCCCGTCAGATGGGCCTTGAAGTTGCCCCCGCTCATCCCTTGGGCTTATGTCAGTAACGTAATATGGCACTCCGCTTGCGCTAAATTTTCTTTTTACGTCTTCAGATCCGGGGATTGGAATTCCTCCAGTATTAATTCCGCCTCCTCCCCCAGCAAACATAGATGCAATTAGCTCTTGAGCTTTTACCAATGAGTCTGCTCCGCTTTGTCCATTTTGAGCGGCGTTGGTTGCTGGGTTGAGTTGGCTTGCTTGCATTGCCACTTCAGAAGATGGAAGTATTCCCTTGGAAAGAATGTCAGCTTGCGACATTGATCCAAAGCCTTGAAATCCCATTCCATATCCTCCAACCGGGGGTTGGTTAATGCTTTGAGGTTGCCAGTTTGTAAACCCTTGCTGATACCACGGAATTTCTTGTTTAGTAGCCATATATTTAGATTAAGTTTTGAATCCCCCCAGCCGCAAATGCTTTCGTCTGAATATCGACTTGCGCTTGCTCTCCCTCTTGGAAGGCAATAGTTTCATCATTAAGGCACTGATAAGCAAGACTCCAATAAACATTAGCTCGCTCCAGTTCATTAACATTGTCATAGTTATATGCCTGTACCCCATAACGATATGCGTTACGATTGGATGGGATAAGGAGGTCGTTATTGTTAACCAGAGGCACATACCCCCTCCTAACAATACAATACAAAATCCTGTTTTCTGGAACGCGACCAACCACGCGATACCTTTGCGTGTCAGAAGTGGCTCCACTTGGCAGGTTGGAAGCAGGAGAAGGGCCAAGCCTAATAATCTGCGTATCTCCTACATAGTTCGCTGGCATATAGCCAATCCCGCCATCGTTGAATGGATACCAGTCGGATTGAATCTCCACAATCTCGCCGTTGTCGTAAATCGAATCAATCGCCATTACCTTCAACACACTTTCCACGCCGGGGACGGTATCAAAGTAATAAGTGCCATCTCCAGCTTGGCTCACGTTGAAGGTTTTAATGAATCGGTTCCCTTTCCATTGTCCAGAGGAAATAAACCTCTCATTCACAAAATTAATAGCGTCAGCCACCGCTGGATCGCTTGCCCCTTGTGAGGTAACAAACGGAGCAAGCAGAGTCTTAGCTTGGGAAAACGTGAGGGAGGGCATGGTTAATTTATCACTAACTTGTAGTTATAATAAAAGTCAATGAACTTTCTTCCAATCATCCCCATCGTCATCATCATCGTCAATCTCAATTTCCCCCTCAATTTCCACGTCTTCCAACTCATCATTCATAAACTCGTTCATAAACACACTCATCATGCCCTTAACTGCAAACTCATTTCCTAGATTGCAGTTCAACATTACTGTTTCCCCGTCAATTTCCCTGCTTACCAAAATAATAGCATGGTCAAAGAATTCAGCAGTAAGGTTCCGTATCTGAAGAAGCCCCCTTTCGGATAGTTCCTTCTCACTTAACGGAGTCTCCGAAACTGGAGTTGTTTTGCGTTTTCTTGCCATGCTCCACTTGGAATAACCCCACAAGCATTAACTAGCAAGGATGTTGTCAATCTTCTCTTTAATTTCTGGCGTGATGCCTCCCCAACTCCAAAACTGACTCACATAAGCAGGAAATTCAGATGGGTGCATCCAATGAAACGCATCCCTGTGATACTCATAAGCCCATTGGCCCAAGCTCTGAAACTCGCTAAACCTTCTCTCTGGTTGAATAGCCACCCAGTTATCCAGCGTCATCCCGTGCTTTTTTTGAATCCATTCCCGAAACTCAGCATAGATCCACTTCGGGTACACAATCGGCAAACGCCTCATATACTCGTTTGAATCCCTCCACCCCAACGTGACTGCGGCAATGTCAATCCAAGGCGAATCCGTGCCATCCTCGCGCAAATAAACAGGCTTCCCGCCAATAAACAGGCCCCCAGCATATAGCTTCCTTTCCACAATGCAGTCAGAATCCAGATGCGCCACATAATCAGACTCACAAAACTCATCAGCGTGGAGCTTGGTAATCTGTTGGGCCATATACCCCTCACAATTATCGTGAACAATATGCAAGCTCTCCCCATGCACGGAAGGCACATGAGCCAAGTCTTCAGCAGGAACCGCAATATGCACCCGATTAAACCCGCTTGCAAACTTGTTTAGCGACTTCAAAGAATACCCAAGCCACTCAAAATCCTTCCTATATGATCTATAAAAGATGTCGCACCCCATGCACATCTTATTGCATTATTTGAAATATTTTGTAAAGATATTCCACATATGGCGACTGCCAATTATAAACAAATGTGTTAAAAATACAACCATGTGAAAATTAAAGCTTGCCAGTTGCCGAGGAATGCTCGATAACTCAATTCAAAGGTTCCATCTGATTGACAAAAGCCCACGGGCTTTGCCGAGTAAGGTTCACCTGAAAGGGTAGGTTGGATGGTCGGGGTGGCCTAACCACTAGTGCCTCTGGCGCACGAATTCTGCTCGAAAAGAGTAGCCAGAAAAATTTCAAAGCAGAGAGGACAAACGGCAAGTCACCACGCTCATAACGTGAGAGATAGTTGGTTCAATTCCAACCTCTGCTTCCAATTTTCGTGGGGATCTTCGGTGAACCACTGCCACAAGGACACGCCGCAAGGACTCCAAGGGGCATTATAATCGGGGGAGGCAATGAGGGGGGAACACGGACGAAGAAGGCTTCATGCCTCGTTCCGAAATCCTAGCGACCTGATCCTCCCCCGACCATTTTCGTGATGCCACGAAATAGGTTATAGCCAAATTAGGGAGTTTAGGGAGTTTAGGGAGTTTAGGGAGTTTAGGGAGTTTATCCCGTGCGCTTGAAATCCCTCCAATATAATCAAACTGGTGCTTGACACATCCACAACATCCACCTACCTTCCTCCCAACCACTGCACAAGATGCATAGGTTGGTGTAGCCTCTGAGAATCGAGATCGTGTCGAATCACAGGTGAAGGTCAAGAGAACAGGAATAGCCGCCTGTTCTTAATTTGAGGAAGTCCCGCCTTCCATCTCATCCCAGTCCACCCAGCAGACAAGGCTCCATAGGTCATACTTGAAGCCGAGGGGATGCAGAAGCTCTATTTCTACCTAGGGCTTCTTATGCCCACCGCAGGTGCAGAACAAGCTAAAGCTAGTGCGCAACCTACCAAATCACGTTCAAATAAATCAACTTCATCGACATATCACTCCAATCATGTACAAATTATACCAAAACCTAAACATATCACCCAAAAATTAGAATGAAATCTAAACTTCTCATGTATAACCAACACGACCAACTAACTCTCCACTCCTTCCAAGAAGCTACCAAACTAGCCTCACAAGGAGAAGAATTCTCCCACCTAGTAAAATTCCTCACTCCAGAATACGGACTCCGACTCAAAATATTCGTCCAATCACTACCACAATCAGTAGCGGAAAAAACAATCTACGGGAAAGTCCACTGGAACGACCAATCAAAGACGAAAAAGAAAAGATAATGTCACTTTGGGAAAATGGTGAAAAATTGTATGGGGATATTCGTGAGAGAGTGGCCGCGAAATTTAGAGGGTCGAAGGGGGTGCGCGTCAACGGCCCTACAGAAAAAAAGAATCCTTATTTTATATTCTCGCCACTGGTCGCGTGGCCCTATTTAACGTGCCGCTTTCCTACGTTAAATCGTCAAATGAACTACGGGAATCGCGATAAGTCTTTTCCTACTCTGTAAACGTCGCGATATTATAACTATTCACTATGACTGTTATCTGATGTTATGGAGTGAATCAGCCGTGAGATTCAGTATATTGACCGATAATCCCGCCTTGCTCCCGTCTTCCCCGAAGCCGTAGAGTTTACCCGCTGTGTCCATGATATCTTTAACCTTGCGTGACTCTGAAAGGATCGCATCAGCGGGAAGTGTTGCGACATACTCGCCAGCCCTTGACATAGCCTGTGACATATTCGCCTTGAATCCTTCCTTTTGATTCTGAAAAACATCACTGATTGCATCCACAGCGTGACATACCGCAACGGCATCAGGATGTTTCTTTTCTCTTTTAAGTTCTTGAATCTCTTCAGCCCTAGCGACTAGCTTTAGCGCATTGGATGAAGTCTCCCATTCTTCACGTTTTGCCCATTGTCTGACCGTGGCTGGCTTTAGGCCGTGAGCCTTGGCCGCTTCTATTAGTGAGCCTGTGGCGACGTATGTAGCCCTTACTTGTTTTCTGTCCACTGCCAATTTTGAAGCCATGATTTTGTGCCTTTGCTTTGCCTTTTCTGTAACGTGACACTTTCTCCCCGTTTATGTCAATAGATCAATAACATCAAGATAACAGCGCACGAGGATGGCCGCAAACGCGTTTTCCCGTGGTGGTTGGTATGGTGACAAGGGGGGATTTTCCATGAATGCGGGATGATCCATGAAAATATTTCTGTCATACAAATGACCTGTTGAAGCTGATAGAAAGAGCAAGTCAACAACTATTTTTCAATTTCTGAAAATATATTTATTGATGAAAAGCCTGATTTGCGTATCGTGCGGGAAGCTGGCAATCACGCCAGCGAAACAACACAAACAACACCAAAATAAGACACCATGAAAGAATACACAGCCTATAACTATACTTACCAGCCCGAGACCGTTTCCGCATTCGCAAAGGTACCAGAGCGAACGGTTTCTCAACAGTGCCATTCCCTAGGCATGAACGGAACGGAGCCGTTGATTGTCATCCTTGATAGCCTTATACGCTACGCGAAAGCACACGAGCAAAATATGGAAAGCAAACTATCTGAGGATTATTATCTAGGGCCTTGCTTTCTTTCAGTTCTTAAAAACACGAGGGATCTTCTCAACGGAAATGGTGCAGTTGCTAATGAGATTAGCGCAAAAACTGGAAAGCCTTGCCGTGATTCAAAAGACAACGGAGCTTGTGAGTCTATGTTTTGGGATGCCGTGAGCATTGCAGGATTCACAGAGGAAGACATCTAAAACAAAGGAGAAAAAACATGAAAACATACAAAATCGTTAGGGGGTTCTTTGACGGTGATCGTGAGATTATCGCCACAGGATTGACACTGGAGGAAGCACAAGAACATTGCAGGGACAAGGAAACCAGTTCCCGCACCTGTTCAGATGAAACCTTGCAGGAAGTAGGAACCAGCAGTGGAGCATGGTTCGACGGTTACGAGGAAGAATAACCAATGAAATCCTTCCTTATTCACGCGCTTCATTTCCTGATATGGCTGGCATTCGTGCTTTTCATCATGGCTTGTTTATTTTGGAGTTAATAACATTAAAAAACATTATGAAAAAAATCACACTAAAAGAACATCCTGATTTTTCTGGCGTATGGCTTGGGAAGCATGGGAAAAGAGCGTTTTCCATTGTGTTGCCTAATTATCAAACGGCGTTAGGAGTCAGGCCGTCCCCAAGTGCCGTCATGGAAGCTATAGAGGCGACAAGTTCACCGGGCGACAAGCCATTAGGAGATTTTCTCCTCTGTTTTGCCTAGCCTCCCGACAATCTCCCTCTTGCCTAGCAGGGGGGAGAAGCCGGGGGGATAGCTTCACGGGGCTTTCTGTAGCCTTTACAGGACAACAACACAAACAACATGGAAGAATTAGAAGCAAAAATAGTGCAATCAATATCCATCATAGAGGATCATATTCAATATGATGAAGAAGGCGAGAAATCAGGGGAAACATTTGTTATGCAAACACTAATTGATTGCTTGCAAGAAATTAAAAAGGGGAATTAAGTCAAAGAAAAGGGGAGGGGATTTTCCCCTCCCCTTTTTCGTGCCTTTGACGTTCAGGCCGTCACTTAAAAAGGTTTTTATTCTGACCCTTCCATTCCTATTTCATGCCGCTTTTTTGAATAGGTATTTGCCCCATCCTATCGGATAGGTGATTTCATAAAACTGCCTCGCTAGGACTCGAACCTAGACAAGATCCTCCAAAGGGATCGGTGCTACCATTACACCACGAGGCATTATCTAAATTAAATAGGTGATTTCATCCTGCTTTTATGCAGGTGATTTTATATCGCTTTTTGTGCAGGTGATTTCATTTCACATTTTGTGCAGGTGATTTCATTTTGCCATATGAGAAGTCGTGTCTAAATCCATTTTTAAGCCCCTTGGCCTCTAGCCATTTGTCGCAAGCGGTTCCAACCACTCTTGAAAGGGATACCAAGTATTGATGTTCCTCGCTAACGCGATCAATGGTTTCGATTCCTGCATGGGGTAGGTAATTTTTGATTTTTTCTTTTTTCATATTGTTATGTTATTTAAGTAAAACTTTATTCGATTTATGCCACTCCGTTGATGGTGATTTTCGTAGGGATTTTAATATGCCTGTAAGCCTCTCGACCTCGGCCTTTGATGCGGTTAGTTCGCGTTCAAGTTGTCTAGCGAAGTTTAATTTAACGCAGTCCCTGCGAAGTGCAGAGCCTTCAAGAGCTTCAAAGCGTTCGGCTTCGCATCGTGGTGTGTCGGTTATTGTCATTTGATTTCAGATTTGAGTGAGGCGAGGGTGGCGCACACCTCATTTATCTCCGTCTCCGTTACCCATCCATCTTTTCCAGAATACATCTCGTCCTCATTCCAGCCGCCAGTATCTAGGTACTTACACGCTGTTTCAGCAATCTCAATCGCTCGGTTTAGTAGCTCACGGAGCCTTGCGACCTCGTTGGTTTTCTCCTCATATTCGTTTAGTATTCGGCAAAGCGATCCCAAGTCATAGTTGTCATACTTGCGGTTATCCCAGAGGTAGGGAGTGATCCCGTCCTCTTCGCTTATTTTGAGTTCCCATCGGAGCCTTGCGACATCGTTGTTGGTGTTGGGGTTAGTTGAGTTCATCGTATTTTTGTTTGAGGTGGCGTAGTTCTAATTCGGTTGGGTTCTCGCTGGTTGCCCAGACTCGATACCTTTCCACGATTTCGCGGAGCTTGGCGTTTTCAGTTTTTAGCTCATCCCGCTCGTCGGTTAGCATCTCAATAACAAGAGCCTTGTTGCATTCTTCGCAACCATCTCCAAGAGCCTTCTCTCTGAAGGTTTCACACTTGCAACCAAATGGTCGTTTAGTAAGCCTCTCGACCTCGGCTTGTGCAATGCATTGGTTCTCTAATGAGGCGGCAAGCTCTATTTCAAGTTGCCTCGCAAAGTCTTTATCCACGACAGCACACATCTCGTGATGGTGAAATGCCGTCCAGACTTGCTCATCCGTGCGTGGTGTGTGAGTTTTCATTTTCTTAAAAGGGTTCCTCCAGCGGGGTACTTGCTCCACAAAACGTATTTGGTTGTTTGTGAATCCCCGCTGGAGGGTTAATCCTAGCTCAATACACTTTCAATATATGCGTTGATGGAGCAAATGACGCAGTTAGCCTTATCCTCGCCATCTTGTCCGTGGTTATATCCCTCTTCATCCTTCGTTGCGGCCTCAATAAACTGCGCGATGTCGTGCAGGAATGAAAGGCTTTCCGTGGATGAGGCGAACAGCTTGGCGATACGCAATGCCTCTTGCGGCCCTGCTTGCTCGCTAATCTTTGCAACTCCCCTATCATTGGCATCCAGAACCATATCCGCATCAGCACGGAACGGAAGCTGGAATGGGTTCTCCTCCTTGAATTCGTTGGGAACAATTAGGTTGCTCATGGTTATGCGATTTGGTATTGGGAAAAACGCTTCCCGTTCTTGTTGATGGTTTTCTCGTTGATGGCAAGCCCCTCGCTCCTCATCTCGTGGATACGGGCGGCTAACCTAAAGCATCCAAACTTGTTGAGTGCTTGGAGTGCCGTTAGGGGCTTTCCTGTGGCGAGGTATTTCATTATCATCAGCGATTGTGCTGGCCGTTTGTGTTTCTTTTTCATTGGTTGCGTTTGTAGTGTGTTAGTATGGTTCTGATCTCGTCGGCTATTTTTTTGGTTTTGCCTAGAGAATTGTAGCGGTTGATAAGTTCAAGCGATTGTAGCAATGCGTCCAGTTCAGCTTGCAGGTGATTGATTAATTTTTCTTCTGGAGTCTCGTGCCAAGAAACAAATGCTTTAGAATCCATTTTCCTCCTTGTGTTTTAGGTTGTTGATCTCCTTCTTGGTTTCTTGAAGGGAGATTTTATTCAGCATCATCGTGCATTCCAGAGGATGATCCCTGTAGAAGATGGCGATGCTTCGCTCTGTCTTTTTGCGGCTATACTCAAGCAACTGGAACGCACCAATCAGGAGCGCACCCACAATGCCAAGTGTGCCAGTAATGATGACGATAGTAATCATTTGGATGTTTCGTTGAAGTTTTGAATAAGCTTTTCTACTGCATTCCATTTAGATCGTTCTACTGCTTTTGACGCTTCAAGTAAGCAAGCTCCAAGTCCATCGCTTCGCTTGTGCTTGAATGTGGTAATGACTTCGTGGTTGATTCTAACCTCGTAGTTTCTTTCTCCAAGGGGATTGGATTCATCTCCCCCTCCAATGTTGACGACGGCGATCATTGGAGGATCTTTGTCATGGCCTCGTTGATGGCTTCCGCTTGTTGGAAGAACATGGAGTCCAGCCTGTCAAAATGGGCTGGCTGTTTGAGGTTGCGATATGGGGATTCCACTGCCTTCTTCAACGCGATCAAATCGTTGAGGATGATTCGCGCACGGGGAACGGAGATTCGGATCTCATCCAGCCCTGCGTGTTCGGCTTGGGTGATGCTGACCTTGAAAAGCGCATCGTGCGCTACAACTGCGTCTGCCTTGGCTTTCATTATGGTGTTCATGTTTTGTTCAGCGGAGGTTGTGCCGCTGGGAATGAGTCTTTCAGAATTTTTGAATGAGTCAACACACAAAATGAAAAAAATTTCATCGGCTCTGGAGCTAGTGTTTATGCGGCTAAAAGGAAAGGGCGAGGATTTCTCCTCGCCCTTGATGCGTGTTCAACAGACGGAACATGAACCGCCGTCCAAGGTTCTCCCTTGGCTCTATTCGCAAAGTATTACGACCTTCGTGATTTTGTGCCAGAACACTTCCATTTGGCACGGGACAAGCGCAATGGGCTGTTGGGGTTCTTTGCCGCTTCGGGGTGCTTCTTCATTTGTCCAGCGGATCTAGCGCAATATGAATCGCCCTTGGAAGTCCCCGGCTTAATGGTCGCGCCCTTCTGCCCGTATCGGACAGTCTTCTCCCTGCCAGTTTTAGGGTTTGTGATAGTCTTGGAGAATTTCTTTTCCATATTAAAATGGGATGTCTTCGTCCCTGTCCTTGGGGGCGTAGCCGTTGCTCTTGTCCTTGTTGTGCTGGTCAAAGCCCTTCTTCTTGTAAGGCTCGCCAATCTTCATGGAAAGGAATTCCTTCCCTGCCTTGCTGGTCTTCTCCCAAATGCTGATCTCGTATTCCTTCCCGTTCACATTGATCGGGCCACTCCACTTGGGAGCGTTGGGGTTTGCATTTTCTTTGCGGAATGCGGCTCCGCTATTGGTGTTGTCGTATGGTTTGTTGTTCATAGTGTTTTTGATGATTGAGGAATCCGTTGCCAGTTCCATATTGAAACGATATAGTCCACACATGGATAGAGCAAGAAGAAAATTAAAAAGAGGAGACACCAGAGAAGATGGTTTTGTGTTTTGGGCATATGCAAAGCACTTAAAAAGTGGACAGCATTGGATCTCTCCTAATGCCTTTGCTGAAAAGAAAAAAAGGTATAACGAGAACATGAGGAAATGGAGAGAAAAAAATCCAGAAAAGCCAAAAGAGCAATGCAAAAAATGGAGAGAAAAAAACAGACAAAGACACAGAGAGTTGACTAAAAAATGGAAATCAGAAAATCAAGATAGAGCAAAGCAGAATTATAAAAATTGGGCTAAAAGAAATAAGGAATATGTTTTGAAAAAGCACAAAGAATGGTGCAATAAAAACAAAGATAAGATTTCAAATTGGAAGGGTGCAAGAAGAGCAAAAGAAAGAAAATCACTTCTTTCATGTTCCGCTAATGATATTAAATTGGTAAATGAAATTTACAAATTATGCAAAAGAGTATCTAAATGCACGGGTATAAAACATGAAGTCGATCACATAATTCCCATTTCAAAAGGCGGGCCGCATATACCCACCAACCTTCAAGTAATACCATCATATTTTAACAGGTGCAAAGGTGCTAAACTAGATTATGACCTTGAGTCAAATCGTAAATAGTTTGCTCTAAACTCCATTGGGAAAGAAGCCCTTGAGCAATTTCTTCCAAGTTTAATATCAAGGAAAGATCCATGCTCATCGTCGTGCCTTAAAACTAGCATTAAGTCTGCATCATGTTCGATGGCTCTGGATTCTCTACTCGCGCCATCACTATTAAGTTGCGTCAATGCCACAACGCAAATCTTCAATTCTTTTGCTATAAGTTTTAAGCACCTAGACACTTCAGCAATTTGACGCTCCCTTGAATCTTTTGTATTTAGGGGACTTACTAGCTGAATGTAATCAAGAAACAAAACTTTGACTTGGTGGGCCGCAACAATCCTTCTAGCCGCCGCCATAATTTGCAATGGATTTATAGAAGACTCGTCCCTAATCCAGATAGGCAATTTGCTTATCTGTCCAATTCCAAATCTTATTTTGTCCATGTCTTGTTTTGTCGGATCTTTCCCAAGAACGCTAATGTCAACGCCAGCGTAACTTGCAACCATTCTGTCGATAAGTTCTCCAGATGACATCTCTAGGCTGAAGAATCCAACATTGTTACCTGCATCAGCGGTTCTTTGTGCGATATTCAATGACAATGCAGTTTTGCCAGATTTGGTTGCACCTCCCACAACAATAAGTTGGCCCTCTCTCATTCCTCCCGTATGGTCATCAAGTGGCTTAATCCCATAAGTCAAACCCATCAACTTCCCTTTGTTGGCTACCATTTGTTCGTATTCATTTACACGATTCATAGCCGATTCTTTAATGCTCTCTATTTTAGATGTTGTCTCTGCATCAGCGGCTACAGCGACCAATGCTTTCTGCACAACCTCGCTTAACTCTCCTGCTTCGGAAGGGTTCTGTGCTGATGCAATGATCCTTTCAGCGGCAGAGATAGCCAGTCGCGCCGTGTGCTTGTGGCGAAGGATCTCTAAATATTCGCGCCAGTTTGATTGAACAGATGGGGCCATGAAGCATTCCGTTAAGAATGCCGCACCACCCGCATCATCCAATGTCCCTGCATTGGACATGGCATCTGTGAGCGTGACTAGATCGCAATCCTTTCCCTCTTTCCATAGTTCCAATGCCGATTCAAAAACCCGCTTGTGGCAAGGGTGATGGAATAGCTTGGGAGAGGCATAGTCTGCCGCCTCGTTTAGAATGCTGATGTTTTGGATAGCGCAAGAAAGAAATGCTTTCTCTGCGTCAAGGCTGGCTGGTGTTGTTGTCATGGTTTTTGCTGATTTCTGTTTTGAGTAGTTCGTATGCTTCCTGCATCTCTAGCTTGTCTGCCCCGTCAACTGCGGCCTTGGCTAGGATCATTGCCGCATTGCGTTGCTTCATAACTTCGGAAAGCTTATCAAGCATGGCGTTAAAGTTCTTTTCTGTGTAGGGAGTGGTCATAGTTCCCATGCGTCCTCTCCGTCTTCGTCTTTCCCGATAATTGTTGCTGAAAATCCAAGGTGCTTCAGCAAATCAATAAGCCTGTTATGCTCGCACGGGCCAGATGCCGCCATCACTCCGTCAAC